AATGCACATTGACTCTTTTTCTTTCATACGCAACCAGCGCCACTTACGCGACACTTGCACCATTAGTCGGCACCAAGACAACGGTCATCGTCAAGCCAACTTCGGCAGTCGACTCGGCGACAAACCCTGGCTTCACGTTGACAAATTGCTACCTAGAGTCGTTGCCAGTTATCTCGGCTTCGCTCGGCGAATTGCAGTCGATTGATATAACGCTGATGGGCGGCGTGTACTCAGCCGATACAACCAACCCATAATCACGGCCGTCCTCGGCCCGACACAAGGAGAACCATGAAGATCAAACTCAGCCTTACGCGCGGAGAAGTCAAAGAACAATTATCGACGAACCTCTTCGTTATTGCCGAATGGGAACGCCTAGAAAATCGCCGAGTGTCAGACGGTCGCGGAATCGGTGCATCCGATCTTGCGTGCTGGGTACACACGTTGCTCGTCATCAAGGGCGAGAAACTTCCAGCAACTTGGCGCGAATGGTTGAAGGACAACCCAGACGTCGAGATCGCAGCGGAGGACGCTACCGATCCAAACCCTACGGACGCGGCTACCGCCGGCAATTAGCCGAACTGGTAGTCGCGACGGGATGGGCTCCGACGTTCTATGCGGATTCGTTTGACGCGCGCGACCTTCAAACAATCATTAGAGTCCTTAATGACCAAAGCAAAAAAGGACGCAAATGAGAGACTCAGCCGGCGGCATTGAAGCACGGATAGAAGTGTTCGGCCTTGGTCAAGCGCTAAAGGATCTCAACAAGATTGACAAAGTCCTTCGCCGTGACATCACCAAGGACTACAAGCGCGTCACCGCTGGACTTGTCTCGGACATCCAATCCGCAATCCCACTCAACTATCCGCTCTCAGGATGGCAGCGCCAATGGAATCTCCGTGGCCAATACCAAGTCTTTCCGTGGCCGACCGATCATTCCGTCAAGGCATACATCAACACCAAAGCGCCCAAAGAAGTCTTCGGCGGCAAAGTAAACCTCTCGACTTTCGCCGTTAAATGGCTTGGCGCCGCAGCCGCTTTCTTTGACTTTTCCAAAAGTAATCAAATGGGCGCCGCACTAACAGCCAAGTACGGCGACCCTTCGCGAGTAGTGTGGAAACAGTACGAAGCAAACAAGAGCGATCTTGAAGTAGAAATGGCGCGAATCGTTGACCGCGTCGGAGAAGCTTTGAGCCGCGATCTAAGCGCAAGGTAAACCCATGGCCGTCATCCTCCCAATCATCAGCGAATACGATCCCAAGGGCGCCAAAAAAGCGATCGCCCAATTTAAGCAACTAGAAACCTTCGGCGAAAAGGCAAACTTCGCGATCAAAAAAGCAGCACTCCCAGCGGCCGCCGCCGTTGCCGGCTTAGGCGTAGCACTTGTAGGAGCAACTCAAGCCGCTATGGAGGATGCAGCAGAGCAAGCGAACCTTGCGCTCGTCATGCAGAACGTCACGGGAGCAACCGACGCACAAGTCGCTTCTCAAGAAAAGGTCATTGCCGCAATGTCGAGGGCGTCCGGCACGGCAGATTCCGAACTCCGTCCAGCCTTCCAGGCGCTTCTTGTAGGCACCAAGGACATCACTACAGCCAACACCGCTCTAGCGCTCGCTCAGGACATCGCACAAGGCTCTGGCAAGGATCTAGCGACCGTCTCCGATGCACTTGCCAAAGCCTACGGAGGCAACTTTAAAGCCCTTGGCCAACTCTCACCAGAGATCAAAGCCATGATCAAAGACGGCGCCACGCTCGACGACGTGATGAATGTACTTGGCGGAACCTTTGGAGGAGCCACGGCCGCAGCCGCAGAAACCGCCGCAGGCCGCATGAAGATCCTTAAAAACTCGCTAGACGAAACTAAAGAATCGGTCGGCGCCGCACTACTTCCAGCCTTTGAAGCCGTCCTACCAGTCATCCAAAAGTTTGCAGACTGGGCACAAGCAAACCCCGGAGTCTTCTTGGCCATTGCCGGCACGATCGGCGCAATCGCCGTCTCGATCATGGCCGTTAACTTTGCTATGGCGCTCAACCCGTTCTCGGCTATTGCAGCCGGCATCGCCGTCATGGTTGTAGCGCTTGTGGCCGCTTACAAAAAGTTTGAATGGTTCCGCGATGGCATTAACGGAGTCATCAACTTTATTATTGGCGCATTTGAAAACATGGCGAACATGTGGATCAAAGCAATCAATGTGCTTATTAAGGCATACAACGCCATTCCGTTTGTAGACAACGTAGGGACATTAAATGAGATATCCCTTGGCCGTATCGGTCAGGCGCAAGAAGCGGCTACTGGTGGCATTCGTGGAATCCGCATGATGGCCACGGGAGGCATCGTGACGGCGCCAACTTTGGCAATTGTGGGTGAGAAGGGGCCAGAAGCCGTCATCCCATTAGACCGCATGAAGAACCAAGGCGGACAAAACATCACCGTCAACATCACGGGCGGCATCTCGACGTCGGCAGACATCGGCCGCGCCGTCGTTAACGCCATTAAAGCAATGAACCGTGTAGACGGCCCAGCACAAATCCAAGTCGCGTAATGGCCGCCACAATTGTTCAATCGGGATCTTATGATCTCCTCATTGACACAGGCTTCTTAGTTGACGCTTTTGTCCTTGACGACACAACCAAAGGCGTTCTCAATAACACCGAATACGTGCTCAACGGAACGACACAATACGCATCCGTCATCGAGGGCTCCACAAACATAAACGTCTTCCGTGGACGCCGCGACATAGGCGATCAATTTACTGCCGGCTCAATGAACTTCAATCTTCTAGACGGCTATGCCGGCGGAGTCTTTAACCCATTCAACCAAGACTCGCCGTTCTTTGACACAGCAAACGCACAGCCCGGACTAGCACCAATGCGAAACGTCATCCTCACGCGCGAAGGCGAAGAACTTTTCAACGGTTACGTCATTGACTACACCTACAACTTCAACCTTGGCGGCCTAGACGAAGTCAGCGTCCAATGCGCCGACCGTTTCTATGTTCTCTCGCAGACATACATGGACGAATACAACGTCTCCGAAGAACTTGCAAACGTGCGCGTAGAAGCCGTCTTAGACCTACCAGAAGTTAACGCATTCCAATTGCCAGGCGAACGCAACATCGAGACATCAAGCGTCCTACTCGGAGGAGCTTCTGCCTACACCGTCCCCAACGGAACATCTGTCGCCGCATACATGGCCAAAATCAACGAATCAGTCCAAGGCAGAATCTTCGTCGCGCGAGACGGGACTTTCACATTCCAAGACCGAATCGGAACAACACTCTCCGCACCCGTAGCCGCATTCCACGATGACGGAACAAATATTCCAATGGATCAAGTCGGCATCTCATTCGAAGCAAACCAAGTTGTCAACCGCGCATCCGTAACTCATGCCGGCGCCACATCGCCAGAAGTTGCGGAAGATCTAGCATCTCAAGCGACCTACTTCATCCAAACGAACTCGATCTCCGATGCCCTAGTTCATAACGACACGGCCGCGTTAGACCTTGCCAACTACCTACTCGTAGCCGAACCTGAGCCAAGATACACAAACGTCTCTACCGCGTTTCTAATGCTTACTGACGCCCAACGCGACACCGTGGCCGTCCTTGAAATCGGTGACACCATAAGCATCGAAAAGTCGTTTGATACTGGCAACACCACAACGCAATTGGCGCAAGAACTCGCCATTGAAGGCATCCAGCATCAAATCACCCTTAGCGACGGCCACCGAATAACGCTCTTTACAAGCCCTACAACGCTTGTCTTCGAGTTGATCTTGGACGATGCCGTGTATGGCACACTCGACGAAGAAAATGTCTTAGGATAAGGAGCACATATGCCATTAACCACATACACCGCTGGCGAGGTGCTAACCGCGTCCTCGCTTAATGCCAACTTTTCGTTTGCTGCTGGCGGCGCGCCTACTGCTATTTTCAACGAAACACAAGCGGCTGGAACAAACGGCGGCACAAACACTACGGGATCATTCGTTAAACGAACCCTAAACACGACTGTAATAAACGAAATTACTGGTTGTTCAATTGCCGCAAGCGTAATCACATTGCCTGCGGGCACTTATTATGTTTGGGCAAACTCGCCGTTTTATAGAACGCAAAGGGCGCAACTGCGTCTACGTAATACAAGCGACAGCACTAACGCAGTTATTGGGCAAAGCGCGTATTTTGTAAACGCATACGAGGTGCAAGGTTCAAGTCAACTACTAGGATTTTTTACTATTGCCGCAAGCAAAAACTTTGAGTTGCAATACTATTCGCAGACTCAGGAAGTAAATGTTGGTCTTGGCCTAAATATGAACTTTGGCGTAAGCGAAGTGTTTTCACAAATATCTATACAGAAGGTCGCATAATGGCTGTCCCAACTACCGCAGAAATTAACACGCAAATTGGCAACGCCACACGCGAACTAGCACCCGGCACAACATGGCGTTACAACGAGCCAGGAGACGGCTATTACTGCCTCGAATGGATGGATGATCCAGCGCTACAGCCAACAGAGGCCGCAACAATGGCAAAAGCAACAGAACTAGCAGCAAACCCGCTACCGCTGGTCTGATGAAATGGCGTTACCTACTCGGCTGCGCAATCCTGATAGCAGTAGTGGCATGGGGTTGTAGTGGATGCACCGTTAGCAAAACTAATATCGAGTACAAATGCTTCACTAAAGCGTCGTGCGAACGTGCCGCCTGAACAACAACACGCAGGTCTCATTGTATTTGTCGGCCGCATTATGGCAGTCTGCTTTGCGTTTACAATCATGGCGTTTATCTACGGCATCCTCTTTGTAGATCAACCAATGGAACAGGCCCCGACCGACGCACAACTTATAGACCTTCTCTCCACGTTGCTCGTATTCTTGACCGGCTCATTGTCGGCACTCCTAGCCTCAAACGGACTAAAATCAAAGACAAAGCAAGGAGACGCAAATGAAACCAAGTGACAAAGCAATGATCTCTACCTACATCAACAGCGCCATCGCAGCAGCAGTCGCGCTATACATGTCAGGCAACACCGACCCAAACGATCTACTTGGTGCGGCCATTGCAGCAGTAGCACCACTATTTATCGGCTACGTCAACCCAAAAAACAAGGCTTATGGCATCGGCAAAAACCCCGAAGCCTAAAGCCCAACCGCTTCCGATCGTCGGCGCAAGGCCGTACACGGGCAACACGGACGGCGCATCACCCAAGCGACGTGCCGGCATGGACGCCTTTATCAAAGAAGTCATCTGGCTCGCTCAAGGCGCTCTCTGGGATAACGGCTCTTATGGCGTAAGAAATATGCGCGGCAAAGAATCGCTCTCGGTACATGCCACAGGCCGCGCCGTCGATCTCTCTTATCGTCCGAGCGCCAGCAAGAAACTTGCTAACCGCAAGGACGCGCTAGAAGCGATCGAGAAGCTTTGCGCCAATGCAAACGATCTCGGAATAGAAATGATTATTGATTACTTCCCCCAGCCGTTCGGCCGCGCGTGGAAATGCGATCGTCAAGCGTGGAGCAAATACAGCAAGCCAACTGTCTCAGGCGCACCCGGCGGAGACTGGTTCCACATCGAGATCACACCACAAGCGGCAGACTCCCCAATCTTCGTCAAAGCCGCATTCCTAAAGGCATTCGGGGAAATCCACCCTTACTAGGCAAGTGTTGGCTAAGGTCGGATTACCGACGAAAGGCCATTCTATGACCGATCCACAAATCTTCGACTATCTGGTGCTCAAGACAGTTCTTGACAACGGCCAAGAAGTCCTTGTGCAGATC